TGAGCCGCAACGTATCAGCATCAACCAAAAAAGGCACTATGTCACCACGGGCTTTCCCAACGTCCCTGATGGCATAGTGCTTCCTTCTGTAACCACTGTGCTTTCTTCCTTGGCGCCAGTAGGAAAGATTATGGCACTGGTGAATTGGCGCAAGCGAGTTGGTGACGAAGAAGCTAATCGCCGCACTCGCCTTGCCGCTAATCGTGGCACTTGGCTTCATGCCATTCTTGAAGATTGGTTTGGCGATGAAGACATTGAAAACCACCTTGACAAAGCCCCAGATTGGCATCCTTATTTTCAAGCAGTGGAGCCATTCTTGCAAGGCATTGAACAGCCAGTGCTAGTGGAAAGTGCAGTGGCTTGGTACGATCAAGAGCAAGCTATTGGCTACTCTGGCACGTTAGACATGGTGGCAACAATGTCTAATGGCTCTCTCGCCTTAATAGATTGGAAAACCAGCTATAAAGAAAAGCCTGAAAAGCACTTGGCTGATTACAAACGGCAACTTGGCGCCTATTCCATGGCGGCAGAGCAAATGTATGGCACAAGTATTGATGAGGCGTGGTGCGTGATTGCCTGCTTTGACCCAGAGGATAAGGACAGCGAGCCAAGCCTTCAGTTGGTGCATCTTGATGGCTTTGAGCTGGTAGCACAGCAGCGCATCATGCAGGACACCGTGCAACGGTACTTTGCGGAGCACTATCCCGGTGGCCGTGCCTTCACCCTGACGGCAGACAAGGGCTAGACGATGGGGAGAAGGAGTGGTAGTATTGGCAAGCCCTGAACAGGGGCAAACCATCACTCCTACGGAGAAACACCATGGCCAACAGGCCCCCTATCACTGCTGCAATCGACCTCACGCCTGACGTGCTCAACAAGCTCAAGGCTGCTGGTCCCAATGATCGCGGCAACTATTCCCTGGATCTCGCAGTCTGGGAAAACACCAAACGGTCCTCTGACAAAGCCCCTGGCTACACCGGCAGCGTCAAAGTGAAAGGCGACAAAGACGGCCCAAAGGGCTATGCCAGTGTATGGGTAAATGAAGCCCTCGGCGGCGGCGACGACATCCCCTTCTGAGCCTCTCTCAACGACGATCACAGGGCGCTTCGGCGCCCTTTCCATCTCTCAAAACAACCATGAGCATCAACACCATTACCACTGACCTTGCCGATTCTCTGTCGCCAGCGGCGCTAGAGCTTCTCACGCAAGCCAAGTCTGAGCTTGTTACAGATCAAAAGGACTACGCAAAGGAAGTCGTAAAAGAGCGGCTTTTGGAGATTGAACGATTGACCGTGCTTCTGGAAAAGGCCAAAGCAGACCTTGCTGAACTGCTCCAGCACGATGTTCCTGCAATCCTGATGCTTCAAGGCAAATGACTTTTGCGCGTAATCACCAAAGCATGGTCTACGCCGACGGCACAAAAATGTGCATTGGTTTTCCTGGTCATGACGTAGCGCATTTGATTACTGGTCCCATCATCAACCAGCTTTCACTAGAGCATCGCTTTGATGGGCTCACAGGCATCGGTCTGGAGATTCTCGCGGCACGATGTACTTCCATAAGCGCTGACGACGCCGCCACAATGTTTGCAAGTGCCGACAGCATGACAGTCAACGAACTGCTCGCTGCGGCCTTCCAGAAAATGAACAATCGCCCTCTTTAACCACCATGTTCCTCAACGACAAAGAAATCAACGCTCTTGCTGAGATTGACATTCTCATGCCTTTCGTGGGCGAAAAGCGGCGTGAAGCCAATGGCCACAAAGCAGTGAGCTATGGACTGAGCCAATGTGGCTATGACATTAGGCTCTCCCCTGCGCAGTTTTCAGTGTTTGAAGATCAAGTGTTGCTGCCAGACCAAGCACTATGCCCCAAGGCCAATGATGTGCGCACTTGCGATTTGGTGCTGCAACACAGCGAGCTTGGCTTCTTCTATGAACTACCCCCGCGCAGTGTTGGTAATGGCATCAGCCTGGAGCGGTTCTGTATGCCCAATGACATTGGCGCCATTGTCAAAGGCAAAAGCACCTACGCAAGGCTTGGCCTCGTAACGAACATCACGCCCATTGAGCCTGGATGGAGCGGCTATCTCACTATGAACTTTATCAACACAAGCCCGTTCCCTATTCGCTTGTTTGCAGACGAAGGTATTGCGCAAGTGATGTTCTTCCGCTGCGGGGAAGTGGACAAGCCTTACCAAGGCCACTACCAGAACCAAAGCGCTAAGGTGCATCTAGCCGCCGTCTGATTTTGAGCGCTCTTGAAGATCAGTTTCTCAAGCAATGGAACAAGGCTACTGGCATTCCTTTGGAGCGCGAGTATTCTGATGTTCCAGCTTGGGAAGCTGATTTTGAGCAGCGCTATGCAAAAAGCAAACGCAGTAAACGCTACCGTTTAGATTTTGCTCATCCCGAGTCTCGCACTGGCATCGAAATCCAAGGTGCTGTTTATAGTCATGGCCGTCATGTTACGGGCAGTGGCTATGAGCGTGATTGTCGTAAGTACAATCTCGCTTATACTTCGGACTGGACTGTTTTTCTTCTCAGCGCCGCCATGGCCAAAGACCCTTTCTGGACGACGTTGATTGCTTCTCATATTGCTGCAAGGCTTTCACGGTCTCACTAAGGAGGGCTTCGGCGGCCTCTAGCGAGCTATCCCGCACGTCAACTGCCTGTCGGAGCTGCATGTTTTCCAGCATGGTGCCCTGGAGAGCAGTGTTCATCGCTGCCCAGCCTTCCAGCAGATTGTTGGCCACTTCTTTGAGCTTGGCCGGATCGTTACATTCCTTGAGCGCATTGCGGCTGGTAGCAAGCGCAAACTCGCGCTCCATGCTGTGCTCAAACGGACCCATGACGGCAGTACAAGGCTGGCCTTCCCACTCTAACTGCACTGGCACGGCAAACTTCATTGTTGTTGATCACGCTCCATCAAGGCTAACGGCATGAGCAAGGGCATCAATGGGAAAAGCCGAAACAACTTGTCGGGAGAGCCGAAACGCCTTATACTGGGCTCGCCTTCTGTCTCACCCCATGGCAAACTCTTCTTCTAGCTCGTCTTCCGGTATCAGCCTGTCTGGACTTCTTGGCATCGCTTTTGTCGTGTTAAAGCTCACAGGGCATATCACTTGGCCCTGGATATGGGTCACTGCTCCATTTTGGATTCCAGTGGCAATACTTGTCGTGGTGCTGATTGTCGTGGGCATTGGCGTGCTTATTGGTGCTCTGCTGGACAAGTGATGGACACGCCTTCTTTGCCAGCTCCTCGCTTTCCCTCGATTGACCCCCTTGGCGATGGCAAGAGCCTTGTGGTGCTTGTTGATTCAATGGGCAACAGCCTGTCAGTGGTGAACGATGCCAGGCAGAGCTTTGAGCAGCGTTCTGAAGAATGGACAGAGCGTGACCAAAAGCTCGTCAACTACCTAGCCCGCGAGCACCATACAAGCCCATTCAGGGGCGTGGTGTTCAAATGGTTTGTCAAGGCTCCGCTGTTCATTTGTCGGCAATGGTGGAAGCATACAGTGGCCTCCACTTACGTGGATGATCAGCTTGGCTGGAACGAAAAGAGCTTTCGCTACTGCTCAGCGGAAGATGCCCAGTTCTACACGCCAACGCACTTCGCCAAGCAAAGCAAAAGCAACCGACAAGCCTCTGAGGGCTTCTTGGATGGCAACGACCAGGCACTAGCCCACCAGCTCTATGCACAGGCCCTACAGGGCTGCATACAGGCTTATGAGGGACTTCTGCTGGCAGGCGTGAGCAAGGAACAGGCCAGGGCCATCCTGCCGCCTTGCATGTACAGTTCTTTCGTTTGGACTTGCTCGCTGCAGACGCTGCTTCACTTCATAAGCCTCCGCATTGACAAGGGGGCTCAAAGTGAAATTGCCGCTTATGCAAGATCGTTGCAAGTGCTTGCTCGCCCCATCGCCCCTGAGGTGTTCAAAGCCTTTGAGGAAAACAACTACCAATTCTGATCATGGAAACAGGCGTTCCTATGTGCTTCTTCTTTTTCGGCATACTTGTCGGAAGATGGGCTCCTAATTCTATTTCAGCGGGGACAGCACTTGCCCTGTTAGTCGCAACAGTATTAAAGCACTCTTAATCATTATGAACGACCCCATCAATCCCCAACACTACACTTCCGGCACCATCGAATGTATCGAGGCGATGGAAGCATCAATGAGCGCAGAAGCGTTCAAGGGCTTTCTCAAGGGCAACTGCCAAAAATACTTGTGGCGCTACGAAAAGAAAAATGGCACAGAGGATCTGCGCAAAGCCAAGTGGTATCTTGACCGTTTGATCGGCACCGTTGAAGCAGAGGCAACTACCCTGTCAGCGATGGTCGAGACACAGTGCGAAGACGGCTTTTGCCCTATGCCTTCCGTCAGGCTAGGACCGTCAGAAAGCATGTTTCCGCCAGTCAACTAGCTTCCAGCAGCAGCAGGGGCGGCCATTGAGCCGCCTTTTCTTTTCTGCGTTCATGCACTGGCACCACCCTCTGACATTCTTCCATCCATTGCTCCCAACTTCCAATGTTGGTGTGGGCACTGACAAAGCTATGGGCATGTATCCAAGCCATTAGCACTTCCTCGCGCTGGTCAGTCCAAAACCTTTGCGGCCTCCACCATTCAAATAAGCCCAAGTTGGACTTACTGGCATTACAGGACAAGCATGAAGGAGCGAGGTTGTACCTTGCAAAATGCGGGCCTCCTTTGCTCTTGGGGACAATGTGATCGAGCGTCAGCTTCTCATGCCACTTGCCGCAATAAGCGCAAGCCGCCTGGCCCATTGGCCCTCTTAGTGGATAGTCCTCAAAAATGCTCTTGCGAAACCGGCGCTTTGCTTCTGATGGTCGTAGTTCAATGAGAGAGTGGAGAAGATCATCAGGCCCATGCTCTCCAGCCATCGCGCTATTCGCTTTCCTAGACGATAGCAGGCTGGTTCAATGCTTTAGTGGCCCGCTCATTGATGCTTAGAATAGGGAAAACATTTCTTTCAGGAAGTGCAGCAAGCAATTTCCAACATTGCCGCCACGGTAACGGCAGGAATGCTCATGGCTTCCGGCGGGATGATGATTGCCATTGGCAATCAACAGGCGCGTATCACGGCTCAAATTGAAGGTATCACCAAGAACCTAGAACTGCTCACGGAAAATGTGCAGGAGCTAGAGGCTCGCGTGAGAAGTCTTGAAATTGGTCGCTAAACTAAAGCCAGCGAGGAAACGCTATGGACAGACGTTC